GCATAAAGCGCACCCTACGATGTATTGTATGAGGGTTGCTGAAAAAGAAGGTGAGATTATCGGTGCCTTTGTGGGCCTACGGTTCGAACACTTCTTTGGACACGATGTGTGTTCTTCAGACCTCATACTTTATGTGACACCAGAACATCGAGGCGGAACTGCGGCCCCGCGCCTCGTGAAGGAATACGAAAAGTGGGCCACCGCCAACGGTGTTAAGGAGATCCAGATTGGGGTCTCCACTGGTGTCACCGTAGATCGCACGGCTGTTCTCTTTCAGAAACTGGGTTTCGGTGAAGAAGCCCGATATTACAGAAAGAGGATCTAATATGTGTGGAGGTAAATCTTCCGCCCCACCGCCGCCTCCGCCTCCTCCCCCGCCTCCTCCTAGTCCAACTGCTCCGGCACCCAGCGCATCAACGCTGCCGGACAGCACGGCCTATGGTCAGGCGCAGCGGAGCCGGAACAAAGGGCAGTCGGTTCGTAAAAATCTCATCATCCCGCTGACGCAAGGTTCGTCTGCACCTGTCGGGACTGGTGTGAATACCAACAACTAAGGAGTAGCACATGGCAGAGTCGGCAAAGTCTCGCTATGAGATGATGAAACGGAAACGTGATCCGTATCTTCGCCGCGCCAGAGACTGCGCCGCTCTGACTATCCCCGCGCTCATGCCCCCTGAAGGGCACAACGAGTTCGCCGTTCTCCCTGAACCTTATCAAGGACTAGGGGCGCGGGCGGTAGTTAGTCTGGCATCACGTCTTATGGTCGCGATGTATCCACCTGGCAAGCCTTCGTTCAAACTTGATGTGCCACCCGAGGCCCGCATCAAGTCTGGCGATATGGCGCTGGGCACTGAGGTCGAGCAAGGTCTCGTCCTGTCTGAGAAACTTATCCAAGCTGAAGTAGAGCGTAAGCAGTGGCGGCGCTCAACCAACGTGGCACTGCAATATCTCTTGGTCACTGGCAACTGCTTGGAGTTCATGCAGCCAGACAACACCATCCGCATCTTCCGGCTGGACCAATACTGCGTCAGCCGTGACATGGCAGGTGCTGTCCAAGAGATCATCACTGAGGAATACCTTTCGCCCGAAAGCCTCCCTGACAGCGCCCGTAATATGGTCTCTGTCGAGGACTTCGCGCAGAACCGCATCCCGCTCTACACGCACATCAAGCGTGAAAAGAACGGCAAGTATTCTGTCTACCAAGAGATCAACACCAAGACTGTCCCCAACTCGAAAGGTGAATACGACACGCTGCCTTACAACGCGCTTCGTTACACATCGGTCGTTGGTGAGGACTATGGTCGCGGCAAGGTCGAAGAGCATCTCCCCGATCTGCGGACAATCGATGCGCTGTCCAAGGCGCTGATTGATGGCGCTTCGATGGCGTCTCGTAACGTCACGATGATCCGTCCGAATGCTGCTGGCGGTATCAACCTTCGTCGTCGCTTCGCTAAGGCGAACAACGGTGACATCATCGTCGGGAACCCTGAAGATGTTGTCATGCTGCAATTCCAGAACAACAACGGGATGCAGCTATCGGCGGCTGAACTTGAACGTCAGACCCGTGAAGTCTCGCAAGCATTCCTGATGGGTGCTGCGACTGTTCGTGACTCGGAGCGGACCACCGCATTCGAGGTGCGCCGCATGACGGAAGAACTGGAGGGCACCTTGGGTGGTGTCTACAGCCAGCTTAACCAAGACATGCAGCAAGCACGTCTCAAGCGTCTCGTGGTCCAGATGAAGCGCAACCAACAGCTTCCAGATTGGCCAGAGGGTCTGATTGAGCCTGTCATCCTGACTGGTCTTGAAACCCTTGGTCGAGAGCAAGACATCACTCGCGTCCAGACTGCGCTGCAATTCCTGCAAGGGATGCCGCCTGAGATTCTGGAATACGTCAAGTTCGATGTTCTGCTTGGTAAGGCATTCTATGGTCTCAACCTTCCTGACTCTGTTCGCACACAGCAGGAAGTCCAAGAGATGCAGTCCCAGAAACAACAGCAACAAGCCGCGATGGCAGGTATGCAGCAAGCCGCAGGTGCGGCAGGTGCTGCTGCTGGTCAGGCAGCGGGTCAACAGATGATGGCACCACGCCAATAAGGAGTAACAATGGCTGACGCACTTCAGGTAGAACCGGGGTCGGACGACTACAATGCCCAGATGGCCGAGAAGTTCACCAATCAAGAACCTACCGCAGACAATGGGGACACACCTGATGAAGTCCCTGTCGCGCCTATGCCGGAAGGCGGTTACGAGAAGTTCTACAACAAGGACACTGGAGAGTATAACTGGCAGAACCACGCCAAGGAACTTCAGTATCGGTTGGAGAACGGTGGTAAGACCCCAGAGGTAACACCAGAAGAACAGGCCGAGGTTGAGGCCACCACTGAAGATGCAGCAAGTGATATCGTTCTCAAGGCTGGTCTCAGTCCTGACGATCTTCGCCAACAGATCGAGTCCACTGGGTCTCTGTCTGAGGAGGCATTTGCTGCTCTAGAGGCGCAGGGCCTTCGTCGGGATCTCGTGCAGACTTATGTGGACAACATGGTCTACCGTCTTGAACAGACACAAGCAGAGGCAATGACCTACGCTGGTGGTCAGGACGAGTGGGACAAGCTGTCTGCTTGGGCAGAGACAAACCTGCCTGACTCCGAGAAGATCCGTTACAACGAACTGCTTGCTACGCCTGAGTGGAAGGTGGCTATTGATGCGCTGCGTATGCGGCGCGATACGGCCATCGGTGAGCCTAACCTGATTGGTGGTAATAACAACTTGGCTGGATCTCAATTCGGCTACCGCTCCAAGAGCGAGATGAAGCGTGACATGTCTGATCCACGCTACGCCAGTGATCCTGCATTCCGTAAGGAGGTCATGCAGAAGATCCAGAGCGCAACTTGGGACTATGACGCTTAACAATGGGGAGCCGCGAGGCTCCCTATTTTTTGCATTTATGGCGTGGTTCTGCCCATAGGTAACTGGACGAAACGCGACTAGCCCCCGCAAGTCGTCCTAAACGGTGTGGCTTGTGATGCGCTTGGCCGCGCTAACGAACCATTCCGTGCTGATTAAGCTAAGTAGATCGGACCCGCTAAGGTGGACAATCCGAAACCAAAGGCGACAAGGCGAAAGAAAACCTGACAAATTTTTACACAGATTGGAGATAGACATGGCAACTGGAACCGCCTCGTCTCCCGTCCGCTTTGGCGCTGGTCAATCTTCGCCCACCGACAATCGTTCCCTGTTTCTGGACGTATTTGGTGGCGAGGTTCTGACCGCCTTCGACAACGCTACTGTCACCCTCGACAAGCACACCGTCAAAAGCCTGAGCGGCGGCGCAAAAAGCTATCGCTTCCCGAAAACGTGGAAGGCCGATGCAGAATACCACACCCCCGGCACTGAACTGCTGGGTAATGATTTCACCACGGGTGAACTGACGATCAACGTCGACGACATTCTGGTCTCGCACTATGCGATTGCAGATCTCGACCGTATCCTGTCGCACTTCGACATGCGCTCGATCATCTCCGGCGAGATGGGTCGTGCCCTTGCGAAGGTGTTCGACAAGAACGTCTTCCGTCAGCTTATCCTTGCAGCCCGCGATGCTGGCTCCGCACCGTTCCCTGGTGGCGAGTCGATTGCAGACGCGGCACTGACTGACTCTGGCACCATCTCGGGTATCGACTGGATCGATGCTATCCGTGACGCCAACCTGCGCCTGTTCAACAAGGACGTGCCGGAAGAAATGCCGCGCTACCTTGCTGTCAACGCAGCCGTGTTTGACGCGATCAAATACGCCAAGGATGCGAATGGTCAGTATATCGTTCTGAACCGTGATTTCGGTGCAGACGTTGCTGGCGGCATTCAGGCCCGCGCTGAGACCATCAAGATCGATGGTGTCACCGTTGTGAAGTCGCGCAACATTCCTGGCTCGGACGAGTCGGCAGACACTGGTGTCTACAGCAAGTATCGTGGCAACTACAGCACCACCACTGGTGTTATGTGGTGCCCGCAAGCTGTGGCGACCGTCAAACTGCTGGACATCAGCATGGAAACTGAACGTGATGTTCGTCGTCTTGAAGACTTCATGGTCTCCAAGATGTTCGTGGGTCACGGCACCATGCGTCCTGAAATGGCAATCGAATTTAAGACTGCCTAAATCCATTGAAGGGGCATCTTCTAGGCTATTCCTAGAGGGTGTCCCTTTTTTTTTGAGGTGAGCCGATGCTAACTAAACTTGATGCAGTGAACATCATCCTGCAAACAATCGGTGAAACGCCCGTCTCGTCGCTGGCCTCTGGTCTGCCTGACGCTGAAGAAGCAGAGGCAAAGCTGGACTCTACGACCTTGGAGGTTCTCGCCAAAGGTTGGCATCAGAACACCGAGAAGGCGCTTTCCATTACCAGAAACTCTTCCAACGAGATCATCATCCCGAACCACTATCTGCGGATTGATACTGTGGAAGACAGTCAGAACATCAACGTGACCATTCGTGAACAAGGTGGTCGCCGCAAGCTGTTCAATCTGAACAAACACACCTTCAAATTTGAGCGTGACCCTAAGTGTGATGTGATCGTTTCCATCGCCTTTGAAGCACTCACATTTGAGATGCAGAATTTCATCGCACTGCGGGCAGCGCGTAAGTTCCAAGAATCCGTGATGGGTTCAGCGGCACTCGACAGCTTTGCAGTCCGGCAAGAACAGGAAGCCTATACGGCTCTGCTAGATGCTGAAGCTGAGAACGAGGATCTGAACGTCCTGCGTGACAGTCCTTACCTGTCCTATGCCACGATGCGTTATCACCCCCTAAGCCAGAGGTAATCTTATGGGTAAACTGATCGAGCAGTCTATCAAGACGTTGTATCAGGGCGTGTCGCGCCAGC